GATTGAATTTGATGTCTGTAAGACCGAAGAAAGCCATGAAGATTCCTTGTTAGTTGACTAGATAGTATTTATGTCAAACAAAGGTAGATTTAGACCGAAAAACCCACAAAAATATAAGGGTGATGCAAATAACATCATCTATAGGTCTACGTGGGAGATAAAGGTAATGAATTATTTAGATGAGAATCCGAACGTCATTTGGTGGGGTTCGGAAGAACTTCCCATACCTTATTTCAATCCTATAGACAAAAGAAAACATCGGTACTTTCCAGACTTCATCGCAAAGATGCGTAAATCTGATGGTACGGTTATGACTTATGTGATTGAAGTTAAACCAGAAAAACAAACACAACCACCAACACAGAAACGAAAGACTAAAACATATCTACAGGAAGCGGTAACTTATGAAATCAACAAAGCCAAGTGGTATGCCGCTGAAGAATTCTGCAAAGATCATGGCTGGCAGTTTCAGATTTTAACTGAAAAGCACTTAGGTATAAGATAAATATAAGATGACGAAACGACTCATTGATAGAATCCGCGAATCTCTTGCAAAAAAAGGATATGCTCCACGTTCACGTGAAGCACGTGCGTGGCTTAGATCCAAAGTTCCATCACTCAGACCAACAAAAGGTGATCTGATGCGTGATCGTGAACGACTAAGAAACCAGTCTATCATTGGTCGTATGTACTTTTATTATTACGATCCAAAGACGAAAGATTCGTTGCCATATTACGACAGGTTCCCATTGGTAATTCCAATAGAACGATACTCAGACGGGTTTTTAGGGTTGAATCTACATTACATTCACCCAAAGCGACGAATCATTCTTCTAGACAAATTGAGTGTTATTTTGAACAATCGTGATTATGATGAAACAACAAGGTTTAGAATTAGTTATGATTTTTTGAAAAGAGCATCAAAAATCTACGAAGCAACACCATGCATCAAACGATATTTGTCTGGTCATGTGCAGTCTAGATTTTTAGAAATTACAGCAGACGAATGGGACATTGCTGCTCTGTTACCAGTAGAATCGTTTGCAAAAGCAACGGCTAGCAAAGTCTGGTCAGAATCAGAGGATAAATTTTAATGACATTTTCACCTAATTCATTTCTATCAAACATCAATGCTAAAGGTGGTTTGGCAAAGCCATCAAGGTATCAAGTAATATTGCCTATACCTCCATACATAGCACAGTTTGTAAAAAACTCTTTGATAGAAAAAATTTTGAATCTACCAAATTCAATTGTATCAGATGTTAGTCAAGCAATTAATGATGCATTGGGTTCTGGTGGAGGTGCAAGCAGAAGTGCAAATCCGACAATGACAAGGTACTTAGCCCTGCAATGTGAATCAGCAGAACTGCCTGGTAAAAATCTAGTCACAGACGATGTAAAGATTTATGGTCCTACATTTAAAGTACCATATCAAACACAATATGCAGAAACAACACTGACTTTTATTTGTACAAACGATTTCTATGAGCGCAAGTTATTTGAACGCTGGATGGAAGCAATCATGCCCACAGATACAAACAACTTGCGTTTTCCTAAAGGTGAAAACTCAAAGTACATGACTGAGATTACAGTCAAACAGTATAACGATGATGTTACACAAATTTTTGGTGTAAAACTGATTGATGCATTTCCAATTAGCATTGCAGCACAGCAATTAAGTTGGGGCGACGATAACTTTCATCGTCTTGCTATTCAGTTTGCATATCAAAGATACGAAGCACTTACTGAAAGTTCGGTTGATCTTGGCGAAACAATCACAAGTCTTGCACTTGGTGCCGGCGGCGCAGCATTCAGAGCATTTTAATTTTTTAATGAGGATATTATGTTACCTAAAATAGACGTTCCAATTTATGAAACTCATCTAATTTCAAATGGAGAACTCATTCGGTTCAGACCATTTTTAGTCAAAGAGCAGAAATTATTTTTGATGGCAAGTGAATCTGAAGATCAAAAAGAAACCATTAACACAATCAAACAAGTGTTAAGAAACTGTATTCTTGATGAGATTGATGTAGACAAGATGGCTACATTTGATATTGAGTATGTGTTTCTTCAATTAAGAGCAAGATCGGTTAGTGAAATTGTCAATCTAAAATTTACCTGTAATAATAACATTGACGAAGAAAAGAAGTGTGGTAATACTGTACAAATTGATGTAAACATGTTAGACATCAAGCCAGAATTAAACAAAGATCACAAAAACAAAATTGAAATTACCGATAAAATTGGTATTGTGATGAAGTATCCTACATTCGGTTCAGTTAATTTAGCTGATCTAAATGCTGAAGACATGGATCAAATTTTAGATGTTATCGTATCATGTATTGATTACATTTACGATGATGAACAAGTTTATCATGCAAAAGATACATCAAAGAAAGAACTATTGGAGTTTGTTGAAAACTTAAAACAGACTGATCTGGAAAAGATGTCTGAATTTTTCAATACACTACCAAAAATAAAGAAAGACGTAGATTTCAAATGTAACAAGTGTGGCTATAACGAAACATTACACTTAGAAGGAATTCAAAGTTTTTTCGGATAGCATTTAGTCATGAAACATTAGGTAATTATTTTCAAACTAATTTTGCGTTGATGCAGCATCACAAGTATAGTTTGACTGAATTGGATAATTTGTTACCTTGGGAAAAACAAGTATACATTGATTTGCTATTGAAGTTTTTAGATGAAGAGACTGAACGAATAAAAGAAGAAAAACGGAGAGCAGGTAAAGGCTAATGGCAGATAACGAAGTAGCGTGGTGGACTAAAGGTAGATTGCAACGTGGCGCCAACATGGGCGGTGATGCCGCTGTGCTTAAAAAATATTTACCTAACATAGCGCAGAATCTTAATTTCATCAAAATGAATCTTTCCTCTCTTGTCAAAATGCAAGAGTCGGATAAAAAAACTCAATATTTTGAAAAACAACGAAGACGATCCGAAGATTATGCTGCAAGATATAAGAAAGTCAAACCAACAAGAGAAGATAAAAAAGTAGTTTCTGCTGAGAAAAAATCGTTCTTTGATATCATCAAAGACGGGCTTTCAAGCATCTTCAAATTTGCTTTACTCGGACTTGTCGCAATAGGTGCATCAAAACTTCTGAGTTTACCAGGAGTTATGGATGGATTGAAAATGTTCTTCAAAAAATTGATTTTAGGTATATCAGAACTTATTCAAAAAGGAGTTAGTTTTTTAACAGACTTATTGAAAGACAATGAAGTTGTTTCGTCTATAACCAAACTCATCAAATCAGTTTTTGTTTTTATTGCTGATGGCATTTCAAGTGCAGCAGATTTTATCAAAAACATTGTAACTGATCCCTCAAATAAAGAAAGTATTGGTAAAGTAATTGTAGCAGTCATTGGCACGGTGTTTAGTGCAATGTTATCCTCAATTGATATTGTTGGAAAAACTTTAGGTCAAAATCAAGAAGCCATAAAAAATGGTATCGTCACAATCTTTACAAAGATTGCAGAAGGAATAGTAGGCGCAATTAAGTTTACAGATTCACTCTTAAAAGATCCAAAGTTTATTGAGTCTGTGGTAAAAATATATGATGCATTAAAAGAATTTATTGGCAACATTTTAAACACTACTATAGGCACAATTCCGGGAATTGGTCCAGTGAATCTGAAAATGGCATTAATAACGTTAGGTGGTGTAGTCGTATTAACGCAACTTGCTTTATCTTACTTCATGGGAAGATTGATTGCTGGATCAGTTGCTAGAGGTATGGAAAGTGGTGGAGTTGATAGAGTTGGTGGCAAATACGGTAAGGCAGCCGCCGCTGTCAATTTGGGTCTTGGTGCTGCTGCTGGATATTTTGCTTATCAGTCTGTTGAGCAATTTGAGGAGGCACAAAAAGCAGCAGAAAAAGATATGATGGAAAGAGTTGCGGCTGAAAGAATGAAAATGCCAGCAGATCAAGTATCACCAACAAAAATTCCATCAGTACCTTCTACAGTTCAATCTTCTT